ATGTTAATGCAGCAAAGTTATCACTAGAACTAAGAGATTTTTATTTTTTCTTAGAGTCAATGCCAGCACCAAGACTTCTTACAACACAAACATCTTTAAGTTATGCTGTATCACTTTTGCTTGATTATATTGGGTTTAGCAATTATACATTTAAGCGTGTAGCAAATGAGTCAGACCCAATTATTCCATATTTCTTTATTGCTCCAGATCAAAACGTTGCAGAAGTTTTAAATCAGTTAGCAGTATCAACTCAAACAGCAATGTTCTTTGATGAATACAATAATTTTGTTGTAATGAGCAAAGATTACTTGATGCCAACAGAAACACAAAGAGAAGTAAACTTTGTGCTATCTGGATCAAACAATCAAACAGACTCTGGAGTAATTCAGAATGCGTCTTCTGGTAATCTGCCAAATATCTTATCTATAGCATCACAAGATAAACAAATTTATAATGATGGAAAAATTAATTATACAACTAGATATATTCAAAGATCATACGGATCAATAAGACAATCAACTATGATTGATAAAGAAAAGACTTGGATATATAAGCCTGCATTGTTGTGGGAAGTTGCTGGAACCGATGCAACTAAAACAATAAATGAACTAGCATCAAAGCAAGGAAGTTACGTTCTAGGTGCAATGCCACTAAATTCAGATATTCCAATTACCCCTCCAACTGTTGAAAGAAATGTTGTTGTAAACAATGTAATTGATCTTGGAGAAAATGTATATTGGCTAACAAGAAATACTGGATATCTATATTCTAATGGAGAAATTATAAAGTATGATGCAGCACAGTACAATGTAACTGGTGTTGGAAATGTTTGGATTAGTGATAACCAAGAGTACCAAAAATATTTTGCATCTCTTCCATTTAATGGAAAAATATATCCAACGGGACTAATCAGAATATACTCAACTCCATACTATGAGACAGTAAACGGAGTAACAAGACTTCAAAATGGTGCAGTAGCAGATCATGGACGTGGCCAATTTGGAACACCAATAGTCTCCCACTATGCTGGAATAAACACTTATTGGACAGATAACAATAATGTACGTGGTGTTGATATGAAAACAGAGTATTTATTTACAACTAAACTTGATGAAGATGTAACCTTGCCAGCAACAACTATTGGCACTGCAGGAGTAAATAACATAACCGCTAAACAATCAACAAGAAATAGCATAATCAAAAACTTTATGGCAACAAGCAATCTAACAGATACAGATATTAATAGTTTGTTAGCAACACAGACTGGAACAATTCAGTCATCTGCTCTTGTGTTTAATGGTCCATCATTTAAAACAACAGAAATAGCACTAAACTTTGTTTCATATGTATATAAAGAATTAAATAATGCATATAGACATTTTGGAACAAGAATGAGAATTATAGGAAAAATTGAAAACAATTTGACAAGAACACAGACACCAACTGGAAGCGTACCTTACTTTCAAGTTCTTGGAACACAGCCAGATCAAAACGTAAATATTGGTGGTGGCTCTGGTGGTATCGCTGTGCTACTAAATCCAGAAACAAATAATGGCTATTACTTTGAACTTATAGCATTAACAGAAGATAATATTACTCCATATTTAAAATTAGATAAAAATAATCAAGCAGAAATTTCAGTTAACAATGTTGTTTTTTATAAAATTAAAAAAGACTCTTCAAATACAAATGCCATTCCAGTAAAACTTTGGGGAGGACTAACAAAAGTAATTGTAGATGACGGTTCATTTTCTGGCCAACAAAGAATGGCTGCAGAAGATAATTCAACAGTCTATGACCTATCTGTAGAATATCAGGATATTGGAAAGACAAGAAGATTTTATCTTTATATAAATAATCAACTTATTAAGGTTGTAGATGATAATGATCCACTTCCAATATATAACAACATGGCTTTATTTGTTCGTGGATCATCTAAGTGTATGTTTGAAAATATATATGCTGTATCTAAAAACTACAGCCAAAATACAGTTTCAAGTGTTTCTTCAGAAATAAATAATGTTTTTGGACAAACTGAAAATTCAAATGATTTTAATAAAACAACTGGACTGTTTGAAAAAAATGAAATAAACTTTAATGAATCATTCAGAAAATATGCAATGAGCGGTGTTGTTCAGTCAACATATTTATCTGGCATTAGTGCACAGCAGCCACCAAACTACAATATGTATTTTGAAGAGTTTGGATCTATCATGCGTGAATGTGCATATTTTGATATTAAATATGATCGTGCTTACCCAGCATTATATGCAAAACTATCTCCAACCTTTAATAATATAAAAGGTTATACATCTTCAGGGTTTTATGCAGACTCCTACGGTGCAGAATTCTTAATCTTTAATTCAACAGATAAAGCATTAAACCTAGATGAGACAACTGGAAACTTTTTAAGAATTCAAGGAATTACATTTACACAAGATACTACCCATGAATTAACAGTAGATGAATTTTTTAAAAAACGAGGGAACTTATCTGACCCAGAGTTAGTCGGCAGCACCCTTACCTATTCCCCACTGGTTGAAAAATCAAGGTATGATGAAATTAAACTAAGTAGAATGACATATGGAAAAAATGAGTTTAGCATTGATAGTCCATACATTCAGACACAAGATGATGCAGAAGCCATGTTAAAATGGATAATAAATAAAGTTATGGTTCCAAAAAAATCTATTGGAATTAATTTATTTAGTATACCAACCTTGCAACTTGGAGACATAGTAACTGTAAACTATAAGGATTTATCAGGTCTTGATTTAATTACATCTAGTCTTTCAAGGTTTGTTATTTATAATATAGAGTATTCTAGGTCTGAATCTGGACCAAATATGACAGTTTATTTAAGTGAGGTATAAATGAAAATTTATATAAATAGAAATGAGGTACAGGATGTCTTTTTCTAGTGGAGGAAAAGTGTTAACTTGGGATGAAAAGGTTGACGCAATGAGATACAGAGACTCATTTAACCAACTTGGAGCCCGTGGTGGAAATGTTAATGTTCCAGCATCAGAGCGAGCAAAATATGATCAAAATCAAAAAAATCTTTATGCTTCAATGTCGGTTTCAGATCCTTATTGGGATAGTGGGAATGCTCTGAGTGATTATACGGCAGGTAGACCAGTCGTTAGTCCAAATGGTTATTCTACTGCAAGCAATGTAGTTCCATACTCTACTCCAACAACTCCAGATACATCTGCTACCGTAAGAACGATACCAAAAGATCCAGTAAAAACAGCACCAATAGATACCGTCTTGTTTGATGATAATTCAATGTCTATCGAGATAATGACTGATCTTATATTTGAAGATATTGGGGGCCATGAATTAATCAATATTGCTAGAAACGATATTATTAATGGTCAGCAAGTATCCTACACACCAATTAAAAATCTGGGACTAATCCAGCAGATGTATAATCCTAATAACATTTTAAGGCTACAGGCTACATCAGAAAGATATTTTAATAATTTTTCTATAAAGTTTGAAGAAAAGGTTCCATTAGTAGGCAATGGGCCAAATGGCTCAAACGTATACATTGAGCAGGCTACTGGAGACTTAATCATTGAGGGAGTCAACATTAACAAAGATGAGTTATTTGAGGTCGAAATATCCTTAAATGGTACAATATATATAGCAAACTTTGGAGAAACTACATCATGATAACTGATAAAGGTAAAGGCATTATTGGAAAATATATGCTTGGTCAGGCACCAGCCTATGCCTCATACTTAGCCGTTGGCTGTGGTCCTATCCCGCTTCAAACAGAAGATGTTGCTGATAACTTTGCACTAAAAGAAAACCTTGACTTTGAGATGTTTAGAGTTCCAATTTCTTCAAGAGGCTTCGTAAACGAAAACGGTATTGATAAGATTGTACTTACCGCAGAACTACCTACAGAAGAAAGATATGAAATAACAGAGGTAGGCCTATACTCAGCAGGATCTAACCCATCAGCAGGAACACAAGACAGTAAAACAGTTTTTGCATTTACACAGGGAGAAAATTGGGAATACCATACGTCCAGTTCTTCAATAGCAATTCCACTAGTTTCTGTACCACTTGATTCAGACGATGATGATATTATTAATGCACCAGGAACAGAAAATGGTGTGTTTCAAACTAATGCAGATAATTCTATTTTTTATAATCTAGAACGTGCAAACAGATATGAACGACCAAGGTTTTTAAATAATTCAATATTTATTAAAGGAAATGATTCAGACTTAAGTTTAGATGGTGGTGGCTCTGGAGGCGTTGATCATATTGTTATTGATTCTGGAAATCACATACACTTAGCATCTCCAGATGTTGACTTTACACAAAATTCCCCAAGAGATGAACTAAGGCTTGCTTTTTCTTTAATAAATAAAGATGGAGAGTCTGCATCTGTTCCAGATACAATAAGAATTCTTGTTGACTTTGCAGGAACGGATGAAGCAAATCCATCAACATATGCTAGGTTTGAAGTTGACATTCAAGATGGAGTTGACGGTTATGATTTTGCAACTAATAGATATTTTGTTGTTTCAAAACAACTACAAGAGTTGTACAAAAGTCAAAACTTTACCTGGAATGCAGTTACTGTTGTAAAAATTTATTGCAGTATATTTGACTCTTCAGTAAGCGGTGGATTGTTTCCAGTTTCTGACTACTATATAGCCCTTGATGCAATGAGACTTGAAAACATAGCAACAATAAACCCACTTTACGGTTTAACAGGATATTCTGTCATTAAAAATGATAGTGCCTCAACTGTTGTAAAATCTCCTAATACAAATAACTATATTGAATTTAGATTTTCTATTGGGGTAACATAATGGCTGATGCTAATATTAAAAAACTTAGAATTTTAAAGTCTTCTTTGCCACCAATTGATCACGATACAGAAAAGTATAACATTCGTTATAGAATTATATCTGAAGATAGAAACAGAACTTCACACTGGTCTCCAATATATAACTCTGACGGCAAGAATGTTATTGCAACAACTGGTGCAGTCTCTAAAACAGGAAACGTTATTACGGCTGTATGGGGAGATGAAAATGATTTTCCAGAATATGATATCTTTGTTAAGTTTGATTCAGGCAATTTTGTTTATAAAGGAAAATCAAAAGAACATTCATACTCATTTTTAAAAACTGGGACTACATCTGTCAGAGTAAAAGTTCAAATTGTTTCATCAAAAAAAGAAATTAAAACAGCACTAACTATCTTTGACTCTGGCACAGTGTCTTTGGTATAATCTAATAGGAGGAATAAAATGGCAAAAGTACCACTACCAGAAAGAGGACAACCGCTTGATGTAACATACATCTATCAGGTAGTCGATGCTTTAAACAGTCTATCAACACAGGTTTCTGATGCAACCTATACTTATACTGATGTTGATGTAGTTGGAGCACCCACACAAAGTTTAAAAACTTCTAATACAAAACTTATTGGAAAATTTAAATTAATTGCAAACTCTGAAACTGTTACAGCAGGACAAGAAAGATCTCACTCTATTGACTATTCTAACTTTAAATTTCCACCAATTGTAACTTTGTCTATTGTCAATGCAAATGGAACAACTGCTGGGACCAATACAACAGTAGTACTTACTTCTGTAACTACAACTCAGGCTAATTTTACAATAAAATATGGTGTATCTGGAACAGCAACTATTGGCATAAACCTAATTGCAATTGGTATACCAAACTAATATGACATGTAAAAGATGTGAAGGAAAAATGTTTGTAGACAGAATACATTCAAACATAGATCACCTAGAAACATATTGTGTAAAGTGTGGGAATAGAAAATTTTATCATCCACCTAGCGAATCTGTGGAGGGAAAATGGTTACTGCAAAAGGAAAAATTCAGAGCGAAGCATATAATAGCGAACCTGTAATCTCTGGCGGTAAAAAGATATGGTTCCTTAATGGAGACTTAGTAAGACTTCATCATAGTTCTAGATCAACAGGAATGGTAACTGTTTATAATATTAACAAAGATAGATTAGAAAGTTGTTTACGTTCTGATTTTAGAAGAAATAGAAAGAGGGCTTATACAATTGCAGAGACTGCTAAGTTAGTTAATCGTCATAGAAAGTATATGCCAAGATTAATAAAACGAGGAGTCATTCCTGCACCAACTGGATCAAGTCTTGATGGAAAAACTGGATTTCAAATAAGATCCTATTACTCAGAAGACCAAGTTAAAGAGATTTGTGCTATACTTTCAACTATACATATAGGGCAACCAAGAAAAGACAAGTTAATAACAAATAACATGACTCCTACAAGCCAAGAGTTGACAAGGCGAATGGGAGACGGTATACTTACATATACGAAGACAGAAGATGGACGATTTATTCCAGTGTGGAGTGAATCTATTTAATTATTGAATGGGTGGATAATGGAAAACGATAATACAAAGGTATCTGTAACACTTGGATACACACTTAATCTAGGAAATTTTCAGTCACTACGCCTTGATCTGGGCATTGTAGATTCAAAGCGTGATGGAGAAAATGTAGATGAGGCTTTTGCTCGTGTCTATAAGTTTGTAGAAGATAAACTTACAGAAAAGATTCAAGAAGCAAAATCTGAAATCTCAGAATAATGGCTGAGCGCAAAGACCGAATGGCTTTGCTTAGTAGGTTTAACAAGTTTTACCTGCAGAGGTATGAGCAGAAGTCTAATATGAATCTAAACGTTGAGCAGTGGGCTGCTGATGCCCTTGTAGAGTCATATGGTATTGCTCAGTGCTATGACATACTTGAATATTATTTTAGTATTGCACAGGATCCATCTTGGAATTATTTTGCATATAATGCAGAAAAGATTATTAATGGAAAAGCAGAAGTAGAGCAAGACAAAAAAGAACGTGAAGAGCGTAGGAAGTTAGCAAAGGAGTGGTTAAGTGAATAATACAGAAGCAAAGTTAATGTCTGCGGTATTACAAGATAAACAAATTCACGTATTACTTCAAGCAAATGTTGAGACATTACTAAGAACGCACAATGACGTATGGAACTTTATTCGTTTATATTCTGAAAATAATCAATGTCTACCACCAGCAGATTTAGTTACAGAAAAATTTAGAGACTTTGAACCTGTTCCTGGTATTGGAGCAACAAAGCATCATCTAGCAGAACTACAAACAGAATATCTTAATGATAGCCTAAAAGATATTTTACGTAATGCTGCAGGAGAAGTACAAAGCGGTAATGGTGGAGAAGCCCTTGAACACCTAATCACAAAAACATCTGAATTAAAGAAGAACACTTCTGCAATTCGTGATATTGATGCAACAGATCTTGAGTCTGCAGTTGCATACTATGAAATGGTTCAGAAACAAAAAGAAACTGGTCAAATAGGAATTAAGACAAACCTTCCAGGATTTGATAATTACCTTCCATCTGGAATTATGCCAGGACAGTTGGGTGTCTTTCTTGCCTATCCAGGAATTGGTAAGTCTTGGATGGCTTTATACTTTGCAGTTCAAGCATGGAAGCAAGGTAAGTCACCATTAATTATTTCTCTTGAAATGTCTGAAACAGAAGTCCGTAATCGTATTTTTGCAATTATGGGTGAAGGTCTATGGTCACATAGAAAGTTATCTAATGGCGAAGTTGAGATTGACATGCTTAAGAAATGGCATCACAACAAAGTTGAAGGTCGTCCAGAGTTTCATATTATNTCAAATGATAGTGGTGGAGAAGTAACTCCTTCTGTTATTCGTGGAAAGATTGATCAGTACCGTCCAGACTTTGTGGTTGTTGATTACCTACAACTTATGTCTCCAAACCAAAAGGCTGACTCTGAAACGGTACGAATGAAGAACCTTTCACGAGAACTTAAACTAATGTCTATTAGTGAAGAAGTACCTATCATTGCTATCTCATCTGCTACACCAGATGATGTAAAAGATTTATCAAGCCCTCCAACGCTTGGACAAACTGCTTGGTCTAGACAGATTGCTTATGATGCTGA